CAACTGAATAGCGCATCTGATTACGGCTCAGAAGGTTACAGGTTTGAATCCTGTCGAGGTCACTAAAAGGTAACGCTCTTCCACTCAACGCGTTACCTTTGTTTTTAAGGCTAATTATTTCGTTTGTAATTCTACTAAATCGGCAAGGTAAACGACAAGGTAAAAATTACAAGCAAAATGATAACAAATACTATTCAAGGGTGTAGCTATACCGAACTTTGGGTATCTCCTGCCAACTGGCAAAAAGCTACTAAAAAGGATTTGGACAAAGATTGGTATGTACAATGCATATTCTTTGACCCTCGCTATGAAAAGAAGTATCCTAAAGGTTTCCCCTATCGTAAAAAGGCTAATAAGCCTCAAACAATAGAGGAACGAAAGGCTTTAATATCTTTTCTTCTTAAAAATATTCTCCAACAATTCAATAATGGGTATAATCCCATTACTAAGAAATACATGAACCTCAGAGATGAGGGGCTGTATCCTGACCTGCTTTTTATTGAAGCATTCAAACGTGCCTTGGAGATAAAATCAGGTGCCAAATCACACCTCTATAATATAAAGCGTGCTATTGAGAGACTTGAAGAAGCCAGTGAAGCCCTTGGTATGCAGTATATCAAGGTAAAAGATTTGCGCCGCGTAGACCTTAAGATCATGCTTGATTACCTACAACTCCCCGATAAGTATTATAACAAGTTTGTTATTTACTTCTCAAGTCTATATCGAGTATTGATAGAATACGAATGCTGCGAGTCTAATATCACCAGGGATATTTATCCTAAAAAGACTTTCAAGGAGCCTCGCCTCGTGCTTGAGAAAAACGAATTAGATAAGATAAAGGAGCTCTTAGAGGAAACACATCCCGAGTTCTATAGATATATGATGATATTCCTCTACTCAGGGGCGCGTAACACAGAGCTTTTTAGGTTACAACGCAAAGATGTAGATTTGGATAAGCAGGAGTTCGTCATACTCCTTGAAAAAGGCGGACAGTACAAACGATGTACTAAAGTTATATTAACTCCCGCATTGGAGTATTGGAAAGAAGTATGTGAGGAGTGTCAAAGTCCTGATGATTATCTCTTTGCCTTGAACTTCGTGCCAAGTAAGAAAATGGGGCATACTGAGATCGTTACCCGCTTTTGGAAACGAAATGTAAAGGATAAACTCGGCATTGAAGCTGACTTTTATGCCCTCAAACACTATATGCTTGATAACTTGGATAGTGATACCGCTATGTTATTGGCTTCCCATACTAATAAGAATACCACAGCTATCTATCAGGTCAATAAAGCCAAGAAAGATAGGGAGATGCTTAAACAGTTGAAAATAGAGATATAGAAAAAGCCCCAATCAAGGGGCTTTCTTTATTCTGTAACTACTTTAAGTTTAGGTTTTATAACCGCAAAAGGTTGCTGCAAAAGATACTTTTGTATAATATCAAGGGGAAGAGAGAACGCTCCCGCAAGCTCATTCTCAGTATAACCAAGCTCCTTTAGGTGCAAACCTACAGAGGTGCTAAATACTTGAGGGTAATCAATGGAAACAGTATCTTTTTCTTTTTTCTTCTCTCCACTCCTGCTCAACTCAACATTAAGAAATTGGTATCTATCCTTATTTATTACCCCTAATGAGTATGCTCGTCTGACAATAGCAGCCTTTGAGGTCAGCCAATAGTTTTTCAAAGCACTAAGAGCGGATACCTTGAGATTTCCCAAAGACTTTATTATAGCATTTTTTGGCATTAGAAATTCGGAAGCAAAATCATTAGCTTCTTGCTCCTTGTTTCTACCACTGGGTATAGGAAAATCAGGGGAGCAGTGCATAACCAAGTGACCTAACTCGTGAGCTAATGTAAATCGTTTTCTATCATTGGTAAAACGTTTATTTATAACTATAACCGCAAACCCTTTAGGAGTAAAAAATGAGATTCCATCAAATTTTTCATCGGTATTGAGTTCGTATATAATAATTCCTTTGTTCTCTATCACCTTAAAAATATCGTGTATAGGCTCATCGGGTGCTATTCTAAAGTTTTTCCTCGTAAATATAGCCGCCTTTTCAGGGGTATATCCCTCCTCTAAGTCTAATGTAACTAAGGAAAAATCAGGATAATCGACAGAATCAGCCATTTCATCTATAAGATAGCCTATAAACTTGCACGAAGTCTCAAAGTCCTGTAGGAGTGTCTTTGATATAGATGATTTTTTGCGATAATTCGCAATCTCTAAGTCAATATTTATCTTTTTTGCAAAGAACTCTTTAGGAAAATTGAGGGTATCAAATATTTTCCCTAAAAGTTCATCAGAAAGTCCTCCAAGTCCTTTTTCAAACTTGGATAAGTTAGATTGTGAAAGCCCTTGCACTGCTTTTGACAATTCCATTTGTGTGAGCCCCCTATACTCTCTGGCAAGGGTAAGCTGTGAGTGATTAACTTTCATTTTCGTTAGGTTTTTGATAAGTGCAAATATATAATTTTTATTTGAAATTGTATATAATTTTCTCATTAAGTTATCAACAACCCTCTTTTAAAATGTGTATCATTTTTTAAACGTTAAATTTCTTTCGTATTTCTTTATAATTTCTTAATTTTGCGCCTGATTTAATAACCTAATATTTTATAACACATGAAAAAAGTACTATTGCTACTCGTAGGGCTGATTGTTTTAGGGTGTTCCAAGAGCGAAGAACAAAAAGAACCTCAAAAAGACAATCCTAACAAAGAACAAAAAGAACCTCAAAAAGACAATCCTAACAAAGAACAAAAAGAACCTCAAAAAGAAGATGAAAAAGCTAATGAACAAAATAAAAGAGAAGCACTAATTTATTTTACGTTAGCAAAGACAAATCTAAACAATCGTTTGAACAAAAACAAGGAGTTTGATTTTTGGACAAATACATTAAAGGCGTTGGAAGTATCTAAGGGGAATGAAGATGTATATAAGGAGGTTGATGATTTTCTGAAAAACAATCGTTTTGGAACACCTCGCTGGATTGATAGCCAACAGGAAGAAATTAATAAACTTATTGATAGTTTGAAGTCTCAAACTTCTGTTATTAGTAAGTATAAAGAAATAAAAGGTTATATAGATGCTTTTAACCAGTGGAGATAAATAAAAGCCCCAATTAAGGGGCTTTTATTATTGAATTAAAGAGTGTATAAACGCCCTACCTTTTTCAGTCCAAACAGTTGATGAGTTTGTGCAGGTTTCACCTTTGCTATCTGTGTAAGTATAGGTAACAGTCTTTGTGTAACCCTTATTTTGATGAGGGTGATATAGTAACCATTGCCCGCCTTGCTTATATTGTACTTTCAGCTCGTGTAATTTCTTATTGAGCGTTACGGCACTCATACCAAGTTCTTTTGCGATTTGGTTAGCGTTGTAAGTACTTTGCGAGGTTAGCACTTCATCGTAATAGGCTACTTTTGGGGCTTGTTTCTCAAGTTCTTTCGCTTGTAGCTCATTTTGCGCTTGTAACCTCTCTTTTGCTTCAACCTCAATCAGTAATGATTGTAACGCCTCTTTGTAAGTGGTAGGTAGTGCAAATTTGCCACTTCTTAGCTGCTTTTCACACTCTATGAAATACTCTCGTGCTTCTTTGCCCTTTTTAGACCGCTGTATCATTGATATTTCTTTCGCACAATCAAGGGTGAGGGCGTAGTCAGTAAGTGTTTGATTTGCAAGGGCGTTAAAAAATTCACACCCTTGATAATCAATATTTTCAACAAATCCATATTGTAGCATTCTTTCAAACCAGCTACTAAACCTCTCAGTTATTTCTAAGAACTTATGCAAGTCTCTTGCCGATACGGCTTGGTTGCCTTTATATTCTGTGATTTTTATTAACTCGTTCATAATTCATGCTTCTTTAGGTGTTAATAATTCCTTTGAGTGGTAAATAAAATTATCCAAGTTGTAGAAATCTTCACATGTCATACAATCAGCGATACAACTATCAATAGTTTGTATTTGCCAAAGAGTATTGTATAACCTATTTTTTAGCACTCCATCTGGGACTTCTTCAATTATACAACTAAGATTATCTAACAAAAGACATTTCGTGTTTGAAAGATTGAAGATTTTGTTCTCTAACTCCATACCTATATGGGAAACTTTTGGGAGGAGTTCTAACAATGAAGATTGGGCAGATGTCGCACTGCAAGGCGTGTTTTTACAATTACTATTATTCATTGTAGAAACATTTTTAATCTGATTAGACATTTATTTAGTATTAAAATGTTTCAATAGAAAAAGCCCAAAAAGTGGGTGTTGTCTAATCAGTAGCAATCGCTTTTTGATTGTATAGCATTACTGCTATACTACACCTTTTTTGGGCTATATTATATGACTCAATGAAGAGTTATATTTTTTGCAAGATTTATATACAGCTCTTGCTACTGATTAGACACCGCAAAAGTACGAATGTTTTTTGAAATGTCAATAAGTGGTAAGGTTAATTGTTTGTTAATCTTTATGGCTTCAATTTTATACCTTTGGTAGTGAGTTCGTCAATACCTCTTTTCACTCCTGCAAGGTCTGTTTCCATTTTGTTTAATTTATAAGTATTAGCTTCTATTCCTGCAAGGTGTCTCAATTGTTGAGCGGCATTACTTTGCATGTATTGGTGCATTTCCCTAATGAAGTTCGCCGTTTGTAAAGCTGCATTCCTTATCTCAGCGCTTAACTGAGTTTGTAACCTAAATTGTCCATTAAGTTCATCGGCGCTATCTTGGCTCATTCGTGCAAATCCTTTTTCTACTGCTTTGCGCTGTTCGTCGAGAAAATCAAATCCTATATTACTGCTCATAGTATTCCAGTCTCTTAAGAATTGTTGCATTTCTCCTATTTTACTTTTCATAGTGTTTCCAAATTCTCCTACAATTCGAGACGATTGCTCTGCAAAATCTTTACTTCCGCTATTGTTATCAGCGGCTTTCCGTATTTTTTCTTGTAAATTCTTAAAAGACTCTGCAACATAGATTTCATATACTAATTGTTTTCCTAATTTACCTATTACATTACCAACAGTTTTAGCAAAACTCTCAAATGCGTCCTCTCCTTTTTGAAGAGAATTATATACACTATCTGTTATGCTTTTGCCTAAATCTCCAAATGTGTTTTGGAGATATTCATCAAACTTCTTTTGAGCTTCTTGAGCTTGGTCGTATAGGTCTATTATCTTCTGTAATGCTTCTTTCCCTCCTTCTCCAAATTCTTTTGTTTTAATCAAACTTTCAGCTAAAGACCTATTAAATTCTCCATTCTGTTTGATTAAATCTGAATGAGCTAAAGTTATAGAGGAATAATCAGTTACACTTTTTTTCCACCAAAGAGCTCCTTTTGTATGGCTACCTGTAGCAACTTGAATATTATCCAACGAACTTTTTATTTCATTAGGAGTAAATCTCCTTTTTTTATGTTCTTCATAGAAATTGTAGTTTTTAAGACCTTGTCTTTCATGATAACTTCGTGCATTTGCATCACCAAATAATTCTTCTTGCAAATCTAACCATTTCTCCTCATATATTTTTAAATACTCCAAAGATGTTTTTATTTCTTTTGTACCAAAAATAGATTTATTATTTTTCATCAACATTCGTTCCTCATAAAGTAGCCTATTGTATTCATTTTGTTGGGCAATCTTAGAAGTTGCAATCTCTCTAAGTTTTTTTTCATGTTCTAATTGAGCTCTTGCTTGTGTTTCAAAGCCAGAAACCACTAATCCAACTACTGCACCAATTGCGGCTCCCCATCCACTTCCTACGGAATTTCCTACTTGTGCCATCGATAAAGTTCGATTTAATGTGTTGCTTACCGCTTGTACTGTTTGCCCCATTCGCCTTAAAGCCTCATTCCCCGTACTCTGCCCCAGTTTTTCAAACTCTTGTCCCAATTGACCAAATTCTCCAGTGATAGACTGAGCATCAGAAAGGACACCTTGTAGCGCTTCCTTCCATTCTATCGTGTTTGGTTTAAACTTGAATATAGCTTGGATATTTTTACCAAGCCTTCCAAAGACTGTATCGCTACGGTCTGCTGTGTCTTTTGCTTGCTCTAACTGCTGGCGGAGGTTTTGGATATAGTCCACATTGTCTTTATCGCTCATGTCAAGTATACTTGCCAGCTGGTCAATCTCCTTTTCAGCATCGGCTATAGTCTCTCGTATCTCCTTGACAGTCTTTTTGCGCATATTCTCAAAGAGTTTAGCAATGGCTGTACCCTCTTTTTTGTAGAGTATATCCAACTTTTTAAGCTCACGAGCTTTTTCGTCTTGCGCTTTCTTCACTTGTGGAGCATCTGCCCCTAACTTAGCTTGCATAGCGGCAATATCAGTGTTGTACTTCTCCTCAATGGCTTTGCGTTGGTCTGTATAGGTTTGGTACTTCTCCAATAGCTGCTTATACATAGCCTCTTGCTGGCGGGTATATTCGTCTAAATTGTCCTGATTGAGGATTTCCTGATTTTTGGCTATTCTTGCTTCTTCCTTGTGGATTGCCTCGGTATCAGTATTGAAGTCTTCCCCTTTCTTCCACTTCCCCGCTGCTTCTGCTTTCTGCTTCTCTGTTTCAATAAAAGCCTGTAACTCATCTTCTCCTTTTCGCTTGATTGTCTCGGCTCGTTTCTCATACTCAAAGACAAGCAGGGCGTTACGTTTTTCTGTGCCGTCCTTCATGGCTTTGATTTTAGCTTCATCCTCCTCAAACATTCTATCCTTTTCCAAACGATCCTTGTCCCTTTTATCCTTTTCATAGTCAAAAGTAGGAAGCTCGGATTTAGCCTTTGAGGTTTTCGAAGATGATTTTGGTTTGTTTACAGAAAAATCATCATATACCTTTTGGGCTTGTTTTAGGTTCTCTTTAGCAGTGGCAACAGCTTGTTTATAGTCGTCCTCAGTCTTATACCCTGCTTTATTTTTGGTAATATCAGATAGTTCCTTTTCAGCTTGTTTTACCGCAGCAGCGTACTTCTTAGATAGGTCGGTATAACTATATGTTTGCTCGTGGAGCTTGTCTAATTGACTTTGTAGTATTTTACTTTGTGCTTGTAGTTCCTCTTCATTGAAAGCAAACCAATCACCTCCAAAGTTCACCCCATGAGATGCCCATTTATTACCTGCTTTCTTTTGCTTTTGCAAGTCAGCAATGAGTTTTTGTCGGTGCTCTAACTCCTTCTTAATCTCGCTCTCTGATAAGTTCTTTATATTAGAGCTCCAAGAAGCTAAAACATCTCCTTTTACATCATTCTTGGCGATTTTTTGTCTTTCCTTGATATACTCACTAACTTCGCCCATTTTATGAACCCAAGAGTTGCCAAACACACGAGTCATTTCCTTATCAAAAGCACTATTTTTCTTGAGTTCATTTACATTATACCCGCTTTTACCTGCTTTCGCGTTGTTCAAAATCTTTTCAAAGTCCTGATATTTCAAAAAGTCATTTGTACGTTGGAATTTCTTCTCTTCTGAATCGTGTTTCGCTATCTCCTGCTTTAACTTGAGTATATCGGCAAGTTTTAGTTTCTCAATATCATATTTAGCAAAGATATTCGGATACTCTTTTTGTAGAAGAATAAGTGCCTTTTGTCTGTCTGTATCGGCTAACGCCTGATTGGTAGCACTATCTATAAGCTCATCAATCTTTTGCTTATGCTGCTGCTCCCAGTCTATGGATTGTTGTTTTTGGTTGTTATAATCCCGTTGTGCCTTATCTGCCGCAGTAGTTTTGTCTTTCAAAGCCCACATAGCAGCACCTAATCCAACTACCGCAGTAGCTACCAATACATAAGGATTGGCTTTCATAGCGGCATTGAGGGCTTTAGTAGCTATGGTAGCAGCATTGGTAGCAACAGTCTGTATGCCTTTAGCTATAGCATCTTCCTTGGCTGCTACTGCCCAACCTTTGGTAAGTGCAATGTTCACCAGTACAGCAGTTCTATACGCTCCATAGGTAACAATAAGCCCCGCTATCACCTTTCCTAATGTCTTGTAATTCTCAACCAAGAAAGTAACCCCTTGAATAGCCCCTGATATATAGCCCTCGCTTGCTTTTCCTATATCATTAAGCATTTGGTCGAAGCTATCCCCAAGGTTGGATATTTGCCCTCCTAATGACTTACTCTGCTCTGCCATTAGGTTAAAGAATAGCCCGCCTTCATTGGTCATATTCTTTATAACAGCTTGTACCTCAGGAAAGCCTATTTTTCCCGCAGAAACCATGTCTTTAATCTCGGTTTCGCTCTTACCCACAACCTTACTCAATTCAGCAATGATAGGAATACCTGCATTCATGAACTGGTATAGGTCGTTGGTCATTAGCTTTCCTTGTGCTTTGACTTGTCCGTACACATGAATAAGTTGCCCCATAGGAACACCTAATCCCGCAGCGACATCACCCATACGGCGGAGGGTCTCGGTTACTTCCTCGGCAGGGACTTGAAAGGCAAGTAAACGCTTAGCCCCTTCAGATACTTCCTCTAATCCGAAAGGGGTTTTAGCTGCTAAATCAGCCATTTGCGCCATTAGATCATTGGCTTTCTCCTTGCTCTTTAGCATAGTGCCAAAAGATATTTCAAGTTGTTGAAATTGCGAGCGGACAGCTACCACCTGCTTAATGAAGGCTGACGCTCCCTGCAAAGTAAAATAGGCAGTAGCCCCCTTGACAAGGTTCTGCCATACTTCGGCTTGTTTTTTGCCCTCTTCTTTTGTCTTCTCTGTTAGGCTCTCAAATTGCTTTTTGATAGCCTCAATATCTTTCTTTATATCTGTTTGATCTGCTCTTACCTCAAAGAGTAGTCTACCTTCATTTTCTTGCATAGTGGTTTGTTTATTACTGGATTGCTTTTAATTTCGAGAGAAAGCCCGCAAAGTCAGTTCGTGTTTCATTTTTTGGTGATTCCTTTTTGTCTTTCTTGTCATTATCATACGAGGGTATCACAGAACTATATAGCATTACATTGGCATAGCTCATATTCAGGACATACTCAAAGGTCAATCTGTACTGTTTTGCAAACGAGCCTACGAGCCCCCAGATACTATCGTTTCGTTCTCCACTTCCTTCGTTGGTTTGGTGATCATCATTCCTTTGAGGGAAGTGGAAACAGCGAAAAAAGAGCGTATGTCCATTTGTCCTATTACCTTGAAAAAGGCTTCGGATATTTCAGATACTGGGGCTTTAGTCAGTTTATTAGCTAATATCTCCCCTTGGGTAATATTCTTCTTTCGTTTCCAAAAATGCCAAAAAGGCGGGCGTACTATCTCCGTGAAGCGGTTACCTAAGAGGATAACAGCTACAGCCCATGCTATATTCTCGTAATCTTCCGCCTTATGAACAATAGAGCCGAATATATGCTCCTCGTCAATGGTATCGGCGGGTATCTTGCTGATGTACTTTGAAGCCCTTACCAGTGTAATAATAGAGGGCGGAGCGACTTTATACGCTTCGCCCCCAATGATTATTGTGGTTGGTTCTTCAAGTAGTGTTTGTGCTACTTTTTCCTCCATAGTTTACGCTACTGTTTCAGTTGAGAAAAATCCTTTACCACCATCAAGTGAAGTGATTTCAATTTCTATATTGTAGCCACTTTCCTCGTCATAAGTAAGTGTCCCCGTCATAGAGCAGTAGAATATATCTACTTTATCAGCCCCTGATAGTTTAGGGATAATGGACACTGAAAATTTCTTCTTAGAAACAAAAGATTTCATAACTAGTTTGTCTCCAACCTCTTCAATATCCCAAATCTCAGAAAGTAGTGCCTTGTTAAAGTTTTTTATAGTACATTTAAACTTGTAAGTAGGCTCTCCTTTCATTTGGTCAATGACTTTTCCTCCAATAGCTACCCATTTGTACTCTTTTCCGTCTTCTTTATCAATATTATAACTACCCTCTTTGACAATTCCTAATGTCTTAAGAACAGTACCCATAGCGCCTCCTACTCCCGGCGCTCCAAACTTGAATTCTACTTCTCCCCAAGTTGTTACGTTACTATTTGTATATGCCATAATTTTTAATTATTAAATGTGTTATACCTAAATTTAATTTTTGCGTTGATGAAAAACTGCTTTATATCCGTCTCCTCAAAGGTTTGTATCATCTGATGAAGCTGTAATCTGTAATTGCGTAGATCCGTTTCTGCTTCCTCTATGATAGGCATTAAAGCCTGCTCGATAGCATCACATCGTACAAAGTCTTTCCTATACTGATTATCGTTGTTCTTTACCAAAGGGACAAAGATATTGATGTTAATTACCCCCGTTTGATATTGACCATCTAACCCAGTAAGGAATGATATTACACAATCCTCTTTCTGTGAGTTCAAGGGTCGTACCCCATTGCGGTAAGTTTGCCCATTGATAAGAGGGTTTATCTTATCCTTAAAGTACTTATATAGGTCGGCTTCTATTTGTGAGGCTGTTTTTTTCATTGCGATAATGCTTTTAAGAGTTTCGGAACTTCACGCTCGGCTAAGAGTTCAGCGGAAGTAAGTACATTATAATTGCGGGCTTCTACATAGCTTGCGTACTTCATTCCTGCAACCACGACAAGTACAAACCCCTTTGGATATTGAGATGTTACCTTATTGATAAATGTATCGCCTTCTTTCTGTCCATCATTGCCTGATTTGGTGAGTTGAAATCCTCCTTTTTCAATAGGTTTGCCGTCTTTTAAGACAATATACCCAATGGACGAACGGAGGTTACCAGTTCTATCCTGATAGCTACCATACTCACGTGCTTCATTGATACACTTTTCACCTACAAAGCGCAGGATACGAACAATTTTCTCTTCGTATTTAACTATCTTTTCTTGGATCATACGCTCAATATCTGCGGGGGTGAATTGTGGTGTTATCATACGAATATACGGCAATGGAAATAATCAGTGGAAAAACGAATTACCTGCTTCTCAAGGCGGATATTACCCTCGGTATCTACTACCTGAACCGTGGTGCCTGCTGTTATGGTAGGCGTCCCTTTTGGGGCGTAGATGGTAGCGGTACAGTCAAAGATTTGCCCATCTGTTTTACTTATCTTTTGCCCAGCTCCTGCTATCTCATCACGACATGCGCCTACTTCCTCCCATGTTATAGGGTCTGTAGGGTAGGTAGGTATGCCGTCTTCATTAATAGTTGGCTGTTGGGACACTTTTTTTCTAAGTAAATAAGGGTATATTTTCATCTTTAAAACATATTGGTAATATCTCTTACAGTGGCTTTTTCCTCTAACAAATTGACCCTACCGAGCTGCCTACAAAGCAAATTGTAAAAGGCAGTAATAGCCGATTTGTCATAAGAAAAGGATAATCCTCCTTCAGAAAAGGACACTGGGCGCAATAAGAGTTCAGGAATAAGGTTGTAGAAAAAGAGCTTTGTCTTTCTCTCGTTCTCCTCGTTGAACTCATCAGAAAGCCCCAATCCTACCCGTTGCATTTCGGCAATGAGTAGGGTAGTGGGGTATTCTACATTCCAGAGTTTGAGTTTTTCATCTATATACGCTTGTGCGGTCATCGTTAGCTTAATTTAGTTTTCAAAATTAGCTTTCGACTTACATTGTTAAGTACTGGTGTAGCGAACGCTGTTGCCTTTGTTGAAAGCCTTTCAGGGTCTTGTTCCGCCCAAGCACTTACCAAAATAAAGCTATCAGAAACTACCTTAGTAGTAGATTCATCTTTGCGACTAAATGCAGGCGTTATGGTGTAATATGTTTCACCTATTTGAGTGTTATCTGTAAAATGGATATTACCCAATTCCCAACCACTGGTAGTGGTTTTAACTCCTGATTTAGCTTCTTCACTTACATAGCTTTCCCAAATTATCACTTCAGGAAGTCCGTGTGCTCTTAGTGTCTCATTAAGTTGTGCCAAAGTAGGCTCTTGTGCTACGTTAAGTGCGTTTTGAGCAAAGGAAGCTGTAAATTTCACTACGTTTGTAGATTTTACCATTTGGAAGAATGTAGGTCTATCCATAATAGCATAAGCATAACGGAATCCTTTCTTAACAGCTTCTTCTTGTACTTTTCTAAAGTCAGCGATAGGGTCAAATGTAGATGCATTGGCTGGTAAAAACCAATCTTTTGCAGTGTTTTCAGTACCCACACCAAATTTTACTTTAGCACCTGCCATAAGTGTATATTCTCCTTTGGAAACAGCTTGTTTAGCGAGTAGTTCCAAACGAGCATTTATCCCATTGACACAGAAGATAGGGTCTTCATAAATAGATTTTAGAAGTTCTTTGTAAGCACTTGAATCTTTACCTCCATAACGATTTGAAATTGCACGGATATTATCCAAACGGATAGTATCGCGCTCAGTCATATCACGGGCTACTTCAATTTTAGGGATTTCCCCTTTTACCTTTTCTACAAAATCACGACTTTTACGTGGTGATTTTGAGCCAATAGCCACAATTTCAGCAGCAACCTTGTTATCGGTATTTTTCTCAATAGAAGCCCAATCTAAGGTTGTGTTGAACTTCAAAGGGAAATAATTACGATACTGCAAGTCGCCTAACGGATTGTTATTTACCACGAATTGCAAATCAGCTTCACGAAATTCGGGCACGATGTTTACAGCATTAATTGTATTTGCCATTTGTTTATTGTTTTAAAGATTAATAAAAAGTGATACGAGTAAGGACTTTTTTCATAAATCCTACACCTGCTTTTTCTTTATCAGGCAGCGCATCAATTCGTGCTGTTCCTGAAAGCACCACAGCTACCATAGGAAAATCATCAATAGCGACATCTTCAGCCGTAAGCCCTATGGCTGTAGCTACATTGGTATCTGAAAGAGTTTCATTTACAGGTTTGTAACTCCCATCAGTATGAGGGACAAGGAGAGTCCCTGCGGGCACTACGCCATCAGAGAAGCGATTTTTAGCTTCTGTGGCATCAATGAGCACCCCTGCAGGTAGGGTGGCTAACACTTGGTCAAAAACGACGATTTGTCGTCCTGCGGTTTGTTTAGTTATCTGTTTCATTGTTTTTTAAATAATGCTTGTACTTCTGCGGAAGGTTCATTTTCTTTCAATCCACCTCCTATAATAGGTCTTGAGTGTGAG